CCTCAGACGCAGCGGTGGTGTAGATAGCCTCCGCGCTGATGGTCGCATCTTTGCCGCACTGGAAACGCTTGGGCCATGCGCTGCCCAGGGTGTACTTGCTGCCAGTCTCAATTGAGAAATTCAGGCTGACTTTGTTCGTGCTGCCGCTGATGTCGGTCAGGGTGCCGCTTGCGTTGTCAAGCCAGAAACTTGCGTTGCAGGCGGTGATTCCGGTAGATGTCTGTGCCATTTGTGCCTCCTATAGGTCAAACTTGACGGTGTTATCCACATCACCGCTCGGGCGGTGTTGATGGTGTGAACATGGTCAGCAATTCGGCTTGCCACGTGCTGACCGTTTCAGTGCTGATATTGCGGAATGCCTTTGCAATCGTTGCCGCATCGGTGGCAAGGAAAGTATCCGCGTCCTCAATCCCGGCTTTGCGCAGCCTGTCGGCGCGGGCCTTCCAGCCTGGGAGGACTTCGAGCGGTGGGAACTGGACGCGGCTGATATGCTCCATGTCAACGAGGATCTGAATACTCTCAGCCATCATTACCCGCTCATCAAAGAGCGTGCCCGCGGCGATGAACTTTGCCCCGCGTCCAATGTCTAAATTACAATGTGCCCGGTAGATTGCCATTAGAACACCCTCACAGGGATGACAAACCGCACGCCGATATAAGGCTGCGAATTGTCACCATAAACGAACGTGACCCGGCTCCAACTCCACGGGCCGAAGGATTTGATACCATCCAGGCCGAAAAATTCGCCGGT